GCGAATTTCGAGGTCATGCAGGTGACCGGGGGGCAGGGCACCGCGACGTGGACGGTGGTGCGTGGCGTCTCCGGGCCGAATGCCGGCGTTGCGCACGGCTCAGGCGCTACGGTTTATCTGATGCCGCAGGGCGACGTGGCGGCGATCGCGCACACCGCCGTCGTCAGCGCTCATACCGCGCAGGCCGGCTCGGCCAACCACAACGGCACGACCCCAGCACTGATGAAACTGCAGTCGGGCGACGGGTCAACGGTTTCGCCCGGCATGATCGTCCGCACCACGTCGGGCATTGGCTCCAACCAGATCCGTATGATCGTCGCCACCACGGGTTACGGCACCGACATCGTTGCGGTCAACCGTGACTGGACGACGGTTCCCGACGCCACCACGGTCTACAACGTAAGCCAGGGGATGCTGTTCGAAACCGGGTTTGCCAGTTCGGGATCGAGTTATGGCGACCCTAATCCCGTGACTTCGGTGCTGCGCTGCTTTTCGACCGCCGCGGCGGACGTGCCTACCGGCTCGGCCCGGTATTTCTTTGAAAAAGTGTTCGTCGCGAACAACAACACCGCGACGGCGCTGACCGGCGCGCAAATCGAGATCGCGAGCGAGACGCCGAGCTTGCCGTCGGGCGCACTGCTCGATGCAGCTTTGTGCACGGCCCTCAACGACAGCAACACCGCCGGCGCGCGCCAGCAGGCGTCGTCCTTTGTGCCGAGCGGCTCCGGATCCTTTCAACCCAGCCCACCTTGATCAGCGTGCCGACCCCGGGCAACCTGCCCCCGGGTTCAGCCCCCAATGCCGCCGGCTCCCAGGGCGTGTGGTTGCGGCTTACCCTGCCCGCCGGCACCGCCGCCTACAAGGGCAGCACCGATCTGCGCGCCCAAGGATCGACGACGTGAGCGAGAGTGCAATCGCGCTTCAGGTGTTCTGCATCGGCGCCGCGCTCGTCATTCTCCTTATGATGCTGTGCCCGAAAGATTGAGACACATTCAGCTTTATCCAACAACAATTCTGCGCGAGCTGCGGCAGTCGAGGCGATTGCAGCATAAATGTGTCGATTGTGACGGCCAACGGCACGGCAAGCCTGCATCTCTTTACTTCGGAGGACGGCACGATCTGGACTTGCGGCGTCATCCCAACCGCGACCAGCGATCAATCCGGCCAGCTTGCTATTGGGCCAACCGCGCCGGGCGGCGGCCCGCGGACGCCGGTGCAGGTCGTCAACGTGACCGCGGCCGGCACGCAATACTATTTCGACGAATTTTCGGTTTATGAGGTGCTGTCATGGGTTCCGACCTTCTTTACGGTCGGCATCCTGAACCAGTCGGGCTCCGCGTTCGACAGCACGGCCGCGAACTTCTCAGCCAAAGTGACGACGGACCAATATGCATAAGCCAGCCATCATCGCCGCGGCACTGCTCTTCGCCGCCACGGCCCCCGCAGCCGTCGCACAGAGCGTCTATCAGCGCAACCCGTTTCCGCAGACCTGGACGCCCGGCCCCGGCAATACCGGACTCTTTGCCGGCCCGCTGACACTGCTGTCGTCCGAACTGAATTCGCTCGCTTCGGGATCGGTCGCGGTGTCGAGCGTCGGCGGCTCCTCCGGTGTATTCAGTAACGCTTACACCAGGCAAGCGGTGTGGGCGCGTGCGGTGCTGACCGCCAGCACGTCTGCCGCCGTATCGACTGGCGGAAACATCTCGTGCTGGTTTCTCGAAAGCCTGGACGGCAGCACCTTCGAGAGCACGTCCGCCGCCCCGCCGCGCTCACCCGACATCGTCTTTCCGGCGCCGGCGTCGATGCTGAGCAGCGCAACCCTGCTGTCTCAGGGGCTGGTGCGGCTGCCGACCCTGCGCTTCAAGGTGCTGTGCCAGAACAATCTTGGGTTAGCCATGGCCGCGTCCGCCAATACCGTCGTCATCGCGCCGCTCGCGGTGCAGAATTGATCGGCCGCCGCGGCCTGCTGACCGGCGCCTGGGCGCTCGCCGCCTGCAGCGCGCCGCCCGCAGCGGCGTCCCGGTTCCCAAAACCGTTACGTGGCCTCTATCATCCGCCTGGATATCCGCGGCTCGACTGGCGGCACCCAGCGACCCAGTTCCTCGCGGACGCCTGGTGGCTCGACGGTTCTGCTCTGAACGTCAACGCCGGGGTCGGCGGCAAGCCGCTGTCCGGCTTTTCGTTGCTGGGTCTGCCGTGGCGGACGCAGACCGGAATTTCGTTCTCGCCGGCGATTACCCAGGCTGGCTCCGGCTGCGGCTTCAATGGTTCCTCGCAATACATTTGGGCGACGCTGACGGCTGGGATCGGGCCGTGGAAATTGTCGCCGACCGCGGCGACGATGCTGTTCGTCGGCCAGTGCAACGCGACGAGTGCCGCGGTGCAGACCTTTATGAGCATCGAGAACCACGCAACCCAGTCGCGCACGGCGTCGTTCCAGCTCGGCGCCGGCACGGGAACCCTGGCGGTCGATTGGCAGCATTCGACTTCGACCGTCGTCAGCGGCAATTTCTCGCAATCGGTGACTTTGAAAAAGCCGTTCGCCGCGGCGCTGGCTCTGAACTTCGCGACGTCGACGGCAACGGCTTTTGGTTTTGGCAGCAAGAGCAGCCTCAGCGGGTCGGGTGCTGCCGGCAATCAAAACGACCAGGTTACGTTCGGCACCTCGGCGGCGAACGGCAGCGTCCAGTCGGAATATTTCAATGGGGTCGGGATTTTCGGCGCGGGGTGGAACGCGGTTTTGCCAGACAGCGTGATCTTTAGCCTGCTCGCCGACCCATTCCAATTTCTGATCTTCCCGGACGACGACCTGTCTTTTCGGAGCTGATGATGTCCGTTGCGGGGGCTGGGGCCTAACCTTCGATGCGGACGCCAACCGTCATTTATCTCACCTCGGGCTCATCCTGGATGGTGCCGAGCGACTGGAGTTCATCCGCGAACACGATCGAGTGCATTGGCGCCGGCGGTTCCGGCGCGTCGCTCTACAGCCAGAATTACGGCGGTGGCGGCGGCGGCGCCTATTCGGCGGTCGCCAACCTGGCGTTGACCGCAGGAGCGATGATCTCCTACGGCGTCGGCATCGGCGGCGCGTCGGTCACGGGCGGCGGCGCTGGCGGAAATGCCGGCGGCAACACGTGGTTCAACGGTACGTCGCTCGCGGCGTGTTCGATCGGAGCACAGGGCGGCCAGGGCGGCAGCACCAGCGGCTCGTTGCCGGCGGCGCCGGGCGGCCAGGCGTCGGCCGGGACCGGCGCAACCAAATACAGCGGCGGCAACGGCGGCGCCCCAAACCTCTACGGCGGCTCAGGCGGCGGCGGCGGCGCGGGAGCGAACGGCCCCGGCAACAACGGCACGGCACAGTCCGGCGGGAACACGACCGGCACCAACGGCGGCTCGGGTGACGCCGGCAGCGGCGGCGCCGGCGGCACGGCGGTCGGCGGCGGGGGCGGCAACCCTGGTGCCGCCGGAACCGAATACGACGCCACGCACGGTGCTGGCGGCGGCGGCGCCGGCGGCAGCTACAACGCCAATGCCGGGGGTGCCGGTGGTAAATACGGCGGCGGCGGCGGCGGCGCTGCTTACGCGACCGGTACGTCGGGCGCCGGTGCTGCGGGACTTATCCGGATCAGCTACAACCCAGCGTCGGGCACGACCGTAACCAGCGACAGCAGTGTCGCCGGCGAGAGCGCCGGGCGGATGCTGTCAGACCGGACGTTGACCAACGAGTCGACGGAATTGATCCGGCGCGGCTACGGGGCCGGATTACAGACCATCATCTTCCGGCGCGTAAATCGGCCGGCGAGTGCATGGATGAGCGCCCGCTCCCATCGGCGATCCATGTTTTTCACCGGCGCCGCGGGCGGCGCCATGCTGCTCGAGTGGGCGGCGACGGCGGGCGGCCCAACGCTCTCCGCACACAGCTTCGCGCTCCTTGAACTCCTGACCGGCGTTCGCGGCGATCCGCCGGCGCCGATCGCATCTTCGCCGGGCGTCGCATTTGATTTCCGTGGCCCGGTCGAAGCCGCTGCCTTGCAGCGTTCCGACGCACCGGTTGACGGCGAATTCGCGCGCGCCGTCGCGCGAGACAGTGGCGCCCCGATCGAGAACCTCGGGGGGGCGGCGAGTGTCAACCAAGACAGTTTTGTCCCGGTCGAGAGCCTCTCACGCGGCCAAGCGAACGCTTCGATCGCGGGCGAAATCTCGAGCGGCATCGGGGCCGACGCATCGACTCGAGCCGAATGGCTGACCGCGCTACGGGCCGCGCCGGCATTGCGGGTCGAAATCCTGTCACGGACGCGTGCGGATCGGAGTGCGCCGTTCGAAAATACCGGCGCGCTGACCGTCGCCAACGACAGTTTAGCGCCATTAGAGAACCTCGCGGGCGTCAGCCGCGACCCGCTGGCGCTTGTGGAGACACTGGATCGGCTGACCGCGGATACGCGAGGCGCGGCGGAGTGGTCGAGCACCGTGTCGCTCGACGGCGCTGCGGCAATCGAAACACCAGCGGGAGTGTTGCGCGTCGGCGCCGGGTTCGCGGTCGAATTCCACGCGGCAGGCTACAGCAGCCTCGTCGCCAATGCCGGTGCGGCGATCGAATACACGGCGCGGGCGACCGCAGATGCGCCGGCCCGGCTCGAGAGCCTCGGTCAGGCGATCGTCGCCATCGACATCTTCGCGGCATCGGAAAGCGCCACCGGTTTGCGCAGTACTGCTCCCGCAGCTGCTGAAGGTTTGGTCGGATTGTCGCCCAATCGGTTGTTGCGGATCGAAGCGGCCGGCTCGCTGGTGCGCGACATAAGCGCAGCATCGGAAAGCGCCGGCGTGCTGCTCCGCAGTGATCCGATTGCCGTTTTGGAATTGCTGACCGACGCCGCGGGCGATGTCTGGGTCGTGTTGGAATCGGGCTTCCTGATCCCAGCCACGCTGCTCTCGGTCGAGCGAGGCCGCATAGTGGCGACACCCGGGCGCCTCCGCATACTGAAGGTGTATTGATGCGGCTGATCCAGCCTTTTGCGCCGATAGAGCCCGGCGAGATCGACTATTTTGTCTTCGATTTCACCGGCGACATCGGTACCGCGACGATTACGTCAACGAATTGGACCTGCACGCTCGCCCCGTATCAAACAGCGACCGATCCAACGCCGCAAGCCCGTGTTTTGGCCGCAACGCCAGAGACGCTGATCCAGCTGCGGTCGCCGTTCGACGGCTCACTGCAAACGAGAACCGGCTTCTTTTCGGTCGCCACCATTGGCGGAATGCCGCACACGGCGATCGGCGCCACGTATATTCTCGAGGCCGCCGCAGCTCTAAGCGACGGCCGCGTCTTAAAGCTCAACACGACGCTCCTGTGCGCCGCACCAGGCGTCTGAACGTCAAAGCCAATAACTTTTGGCGCGTCGTCCGGTGCTGACTTGTGCAAGCGTGGTCGTCGTCGGAGCCAAAATTACAACCGGGAAATCGAATAATGAAAATCTATCTCCCGATCGCCAAGGTCAATTCGGAGAGCCGTGAGGTATGGGGCTACGCCTCGACCGAAGCACGTGACGACCAAGGCGAGATCATCAAGCGAGATGCGCTGGTCGCCGCGCTCGGCGACTACATGAAGTTCGCCAACATTCGTGAAATGCACCAGCTTTCGGCGGTCGGCGTCGCCAGAGAAGCCGCGGTCGACGACGTCGGTCTCTATGTCGGAGCCAGGATCGTCGACGACCAAGCATGGCAGAAGGTCGTCGAAGGTGTCTACAAGGGTTATTCGATCGGCGGCCGCGTGACGCAGCGCGACCCGGCCGACTACAAAACAATCACCGGGCTTGTGTTGAACGAAATCTCTCTAGTCGATCGCCCGGCCAATCCCGAAGCGGTTTTCGATTATTGGAAAGCATCAGGAGCTGTGCGCATGCCGGAGACCGGGTTCAACCCGCCATTCCAAATCTGGGCCTGCGGCGTGCCCGGGCACCGGCATGTCGCAAAGGCGGAGGCGCTGAGATGTCAAGAGCAACTCGCCGGCTCCGGGGCTGGTTTGATCGCAGCAGCGAGAAACGCCATCACCAACGTCGAAGACGCGCTGGAGAAGGCCCAGGACGAAACCGGGCACGGCGCCTCTTACGGTGATGTGGCATACGCCAATCCCGGCTACCAAGCCGACGGCAAAAAGCGCTATCCGATCGACAGCGAGAAGCACATTCGCGCGGCCTGGAATTTCATCAACCGGGCGGGCAATGCGAAGCGCTACACCGCCGCCCAGCTCGACACCATCAGGACCCGCATCGTCGCGGCTTGGAAAGAGAAAATCGACGCGGATGGCCCCGCCGCTGCCGAAAAAGGACAAAAAGCCGGTCGCACCGCCGCTCGTTTTGCTTTGACAAAAGCGCTGTGGGACATTGGCCAGGTCGCGCGAATCATACTTGATCTCGACTGGCTCAAGGAGAGTCTCGAGATCGAAGCTGCAATGGAGGCGGACGACTCGCCGCAACCGGCAAGATTGCAGGCGATCATTGCCGAACTGTGCGATTTTCTGAACGCATTGGTCGTGGAAGAAACCGGCGAGATCCTGGACGATACGGAGGCTGTCGGCGAGCCGCAAACCGGAGCCGCCGAAAGGCTGATTATAGCGGGCGGCGCCAGAGGCGCGGCGCTCGTCGCCAATTTATGCCGCACGCAAGGTCCGAAAATGCGAAAGCTCGCGGCCGCGATCCTCGCCAAAGCCAAGCACAGCGAAGGGGATCAAGCACTCTTGGACATGGCCTATCGTGCCGTCGACAAATGCGCGGGAATGGGCGGTTTGCTGTTTGCCGAGAAAAGCCACCTGGCGCAGGCCCGCGATGCGCTGAAAGCGGCGGGGGCGGCAGGGAGCGACGACGCCAGCCTCGATACTGCGCGAAACCCGGAGGTCCGCCTCCCAATGGTCCGTCCGCCCGAGCCCGAATTCCGCTCCGGCGAAAATTCCAGCAGCACGTCGAAGCACCCGTGGTCGGGCGCCGCCACCGATGTCCTGGAAATGATCGAGACCGCGTTGGGAAAGCGGGGCCAAGGCCATCAAGCGTTGATGGATGTCGCCCACGACTGCATCGGGAAGCTGACCGAGGGGGGCTGCTGCCGCGCCGCCAAGGCCGGCGCGCGGCATTCGAGAGAGACGCTGGGTCATCTCGCGCAAGCGCACGATCATCTCGTGGCCGCCGGCGCTAAATGCGACCCGGCTGGATTTGGCGGCGAAGAGGAGGGCGAAGGCTCGGAATTCGAGACTGGGAAGACCACGGCGGGAAGCTTGGACAAGATGATCGCCGGAGAGCGAGCTGAGAAGGCTGCCCTGATCGCGAGCCTTACCGACATCGTGCCACGGCTCGACCGGTTGACGAAACGGGTTGAGGATATCGCGCGCACTCCGATGCCGCCGCTCACGATCGCCAAAAGCGTAACGGTGATCTCCAAACAGCAAGACGCCGGCAGCGCGGCGCTCTCGCCCGACGATCTTGCTGCTGCCTTTTCTCGGATGAGCAAGGACGAGCAAACCCTGACCCTGATCAAGGCGAGCTACGCGCATCCCATTCGCCCGCCCGGTCTCGCTCCGGCTAAGGAGACAAGAGGCGATTAGATCGGCCCTCCGGCCGTAACTAAACCCGCCCTTTGGACGGGTTTTCTTTGCCCCCCGTTTGGGAGGATTGTTAAATGAGTTCGATTACCCAGGAATCGCTGGACCTGTTGAAAAGAGCCCTGGCCGCACCGGACGACTTGCTCGGCAAGTCGATCTCGACCGCCACCGGCCTTCTCGCTTATGACCTGCAGGCGCCGGCGAAAAACCTCTATCCGTTTGTCACTCCGATCCGCAATGTCATGCCGCGGGTCGGCGGCGGCACCGGCACGGCGACCAATTGGCGCCAGGTCAACGCCATCATCGGTTCCGGCTTCGACGCCATGGGATGGGTCCCCGAAGGCCAGCGCTCGGGCCAGATGTCATATTCGACCTCCAACAAATCGGCCACCTTTGTGACCATCGGCGAGGAAGACGCCGCCACCTTTGAAGCGATATCCGCCGGCCGCGAGTTCGAGGACATCCAGGCGCGGATGACCTTTCGCCTGCTGCAAAAGATGATGCTGAAGGAGGAGATGGCGATCCTCGCGGGCAACGCCTCGCTGACACTCGGGACGCCGGCAACCCCGACCTTGTCCGCTTCGGGTCCTGGCGGAACGCTTCCCAGCGCCACCTACTTTGTGAAGGTCGTGGCGCTCACGCTTGAGGGCTACCAGAACTCCAGTGTATCGGCGGGTGTGGCCACCACCAAGACCGTGACCGGCGTCGACGGAAAGACGTTCATGCTGAACGGCGGCTCGTCGAACATCAGCGCCGAGGCAAGCCAAGCGGTGACCCTGGGCCAATTACTGTTCTGCAGCGTAGCGCCGCTTCAGGGCGCGGTTGCCTACGCCTGGTACGTGTCCAGTTCGACCGGCACCGAGACTTTGCAGGCGATTACGACGATTAGCAGCCTTGCCGTGTCAGCGCCGCTCGCCACTGGCAATCAGCCACAGTCGGCGATCACCGGCGACTCCTCCGCCAATGGAGCCTATGCCTACGATGGGCTGCTGACGACGGCGCTGAAAAACGGGTCCAACGCCTACGTCAACACTCTCACCACCGGGACGGCCGGAACCGGCACGCCATTGACCGCGTCCGGGCGCGGGTCCGTGGTCGAAATCGACACCATGTTCCAGGCGATGTGGACCAATTTCGAGCTGTCGCCGACGGTCCTCTACGTCAATGCCCAGGAACTTAAGAATATTACGAACAAGGTGCTGTCGAATGCATCGGGGCCGCTGTTGCGTTACGACTCGCCTGCCGACGGCAGCGACGGAGAGTATCAGCTCACCGCCTCGGGTGTCGTTCAGTTCTATTACAACCCGTTCGCGATCTATGGCGGGCTGCGCATCCCGATCAAGATCCACCCGCGCGTGCCGCCCGGCACCATCCTCGGCTGGGCGGAAAACCTGCCGATCCAGTACCAGTCGAACGAGGTACCCAATGTCGCCGAGCTGAAAACGCGGCAGGATTATTACCAGATCGACTGGCCAATCACGACCCGTCAGCGCCAAGTCGGTGTTTACGCCGAAGAGGTGCTGGCCGTCTATGCGCCCTTCGCGATGGGTGTCATCACCAACATCGCCAACGGCTGAGCCGATGCCGACGCTGATAGAGCTGCGTGCCCTGTTCGGTCAGGACGAGGTCAATCATGGCACCGAGCGCTATCGCGTCGGCGCTGACGGTCTGGTGCGAGTGCCGCCGCAGGTCGCTTTCCACCTGATTGGCAGAGGGGGATTCGCCCTAGCCATACCGCCGATCGCGGTGGCAGAGAATAGCGGCCCAGCGCTGCGCCGCCGGCCTCGCTTGTCCGGCTGCATCACGATGCCGCCGCGGGGTGCAGTTATGGCGGCCGCGAATATCACGGCGACGAGAACGGCGACGTCGTCGTTCCGGCCGAGGTAGTGCCCCCGTTGACCGCGCACGGTTTCGTGCCGCCGGCGCCCGACGCAAATCGGCCACCCAATACCGCCGAGGCGCCGTCGAGACTGCCGAATTCTTGATTCGCGAGCAAGCTGCCGCGCTCTACAGCAACCGAAAGCCAACAATGTCCGAAATGAACGAGGCCGTTTATGCGGCGGCGGTCCGCCGTGCTGTCCTGGCGATCAACCCGTCGGTTGCCGATGCCGGGCAGGTTTGCGGCTGGGGGGCGGCACTCGACGCTGTCAGCACGATCCTGATGTCGCTGCTGATCGCGGCCGTCGGCGGCGACGGGGCGCGCTCGGCCTGTAGCCGGATGTACGAAGACGTGAGCCGGCTGGAGCGGGCCTGGGCGCCGATGCTGGAGCCGGCGTCCGACGACACCGGCGAGCCGAGAGGGCATGCCTGATGGCATATGGCGATTTGACCACCCTGAGCGATGTCAAGGCATGGCTGCAAACCGGGCAAAGCGCTTTTCCGCCGACCGACGACGGATTGCTGACCCGGCTGATCGCGGCCGCGAGCCAGTACATACAAACCTGGCTCAACCGGCGGAGCGCCGAGGCCGACTATCTCGAAGTGAGAGACGGCACCGGCGGGCAGCGGTTGCAGTTTGCCTGCTTTCCAGTCTCTGCCGTGTTGTCGCTGATGATCGACGGCATTGTGATTCCGCCGGCGCCGATGACAAGCACCGGCGTCACATCTGGTTACGTGTTTTCGGCGACGCAGCTGGCGGTGCGCAATTATTTCTTCACGCAGCGGACACAAAACGTCGTCTTAACCTATACGGCCGGTTATCCCGCGATTCCGCCGGAAATCGCTCAAAGCTGCATCGAGCTGGTCGCATTGCGCTACCGCGAACGTACGCGGATCGGCGAAGTCGCGAGATCCGTCGGCGGCGGCGAAACGGCGACATATTCGCAGAAGGACATGAGCAGCGCGATCATGACCTTGCTGCAGCAATACCGCATCGTGACGCCGGTTGCCGGAACTACAGTGACAATGGCGCAAACCGCCACCGATGCCGCGATCCTGGGAGGCGCGTTGTGATCTCGGCCGTCCTTGCCGGTGATGGCGCGGTGCTCGATCGGCTGCGCCAAATCCCCGAAGCCGCCCGCGCGGGCGTTGCCCGTGCGGTCGCGCAGCTCGGCATCGATCTGCAGAACAACGTTCAGCAGAATAAGCTGAGCGGAGGGGTTCTTCGAGCACGCAGCGGCGCGCTGCGCGAGAGTATAATGGTGCAGGTCGACCAGGGCGGCACAGCGGCTACTGCCACTGTGTCCAGCAACCTGAATTACGCGGCGGTCCACGAGTTTGGATTTGCCGGCACGGTAAGTATCCCGGCTGGCTTGCGGCAGATCAAGGAGGCGTTCGGGAGGCCGATCGCCACAAAGGCGATCAGCGTCCGCGCATACAGCCGCAGGATCGATCTGCCGGAGCGCTCGTTCCTGCGCTCGGCATTGGATGACATGACGCCGGACATCAGCGCGGGGATCGAAGACGCATTGCGCGAGGCGATAAGCTGATGATCATCCGCGAGGCGATCTATTCGGCGCTGTGGCTATTGGGCTCGGGCGCAGGCACTTTTGCCAGCGCCAACCGCAGGCTGCGGCATTGGGCAGACGTCGCACCGGCCGAGCAGCCGGCGCTGTTTCTCAGCGAAAAGGGCGGCCATGCCGCCGTCAAAGCACAGGGCGCGCCGATCGTTTGGACGCTGTATGCGGATTTCTACATCTATGTCCACTCGGACGATCCTTACGCCGCTCCGGCGACCATCCTGAACCCGCTGCTCGACGCGCTCGAGCAGGCGTTGGCGCCATCCTCGGCAACCGGGATTCAAAATCTCGGGCTGCCCGACATGGTCCAGCACGCCTACATCGCCGGCAAGATCGAGACCGACGAGGGCGTTCTGGGCGACCAGGCTGTCGCGATCGTGCCAGTCGAAATCCTTTGCGTCTGAGGCCCGTCCCAATGAGCACGCTCCACGTCTTCACCGCAAGGTTCAATCCGCTCCGCTGGCGCACGCCGCATCAGCACTACATCGATTGGGCGCACCACATGCGTGCCCTCGGCGCCGACGTTACCGTGATCGA